TTTTTAATTGTTTTGTTTTTATTCCTCATTACCTGAGCTAGCTCTTCTGATTTAAAGTTTGATAACCTTAGTTTAGCATTTCTTAATGCTGCAAATCTTTCTTTTTTATATCGAGCTACTATATACTCTGGTATACCAACTTTACTTGCTAACACAGAGTAAGATATATGTTTGTATAACGCTTCTTCGGCAAACTTATGTATACGCATTTCATCATCAGTACCTAACGTATCAGATATATAATCAATTACTACTAAGTCGTTTGCCAGGTTTGCAGAAAAATGTATTCTACCTAAATGTAAATCAATAAAATAAAATCCATTGTTTTGTGATAATTCAGGCTCTAAACCAAATCTTCTACCTTCTTGAAACTTCCACTCAACATCAGCGCCATCATCTAAATTTAATTTTTTCTCAGCTTCTGTTTGATTATTATTCTTGTATCTTTCAAAAGTTTCAGACGGTGATCTTTCTAATACGTCGCCGCTGTTATCAAATATATAGTTATAATCAGCGTCTTGTAGTAATGATTTAGGATTACCTGTGTATCTCTGTGGATATAAAACGTTTCTTACTCCGTTACTGTCTATCTTAGAAATTTTTGTATAGTTAACATAATCATGTGGTAATGGTAAAATTAATGAAGGTGGAACTTCTACCTCTTGTGATTTGTGTGATCTTAATGAATCGTAACTAAATTCTGCTAAACCTCTTTTAGCGTGAAACGCTACATCTGTTTTACTAACTTTACTTATTAATTTACCCTCACCAACATAAGCTATTAAAAAGTTATTTACTATGTCGCTAATAGACACATATTGATAATTACCAAAATTTTCTGACGCTGCTCTTTCTTTAACTACTACAGAAAAACCATCTTTAGGCGCGCCATCACTTTCTAATACGTCTGTGTTGTTTGTGTTGCCACTAAAAGTAATAGCTGGACTGCTATAGCTGTAATTGTCAACATCAATTTCTTTTCTATTAACAAAAATTCTTATATCAGATTTAGCGCTTGGTATACTTGGAAAATGAGTTGCAAGTAAAGTAAATACTTTAGTGCTACCATTACCGTCAAACGTTTGGCTTTGTTGATAATAATTTTCTTGTGTTTGTTTAAATAATCCTGCCATTTAATTACGCTTTTTGTTGTTGTATATCTTCAATGTTTTCTTTATCACCAACTTGATAAATATCACCAGCTTTCATAGCAACACCTGCAAGTTCTAATATTTTAATAACTAAGTTTGCTTCTTCGCTAGGATGTAGTTCAAAATTTGTAGAGCTAGAACTATTATATAAAGCGTCATTATTAGCATCTATAACAAAAGCCCAGTTGACTGTAGTAGGTTTTTTAATATAGTTATAGTTTATATTTGTTGTTTTTATTTCATAATGAGGCGTAGAGGTGTGACCTCCATAAACAACTATACCGTCATCTTTTTTAACGTATATTGGCTGTGAGTTTGTTGGCAGTGATAAATTACTATTTAATATGTAGCCAAGATCTTTTAATGAAATGTTTTCCGCTTCAATACCATTAAAGGTAACTGAACTAATTTTATAATAATCTGTTGGCAATGTCATTATATTACCAGATGCTACAACAGGTGCTTCAAACTTTTCAAATATAGATATCTTTTCTTGTATGTTATCTACATTGTCTCCGTGTCTAGTGTCATTGCCACGCCTTCTTAAGTATTGGCCTAAGTCATAAAAGTATTGCTCAAATATTTCAAGTTGTGCTTGGTTAGCAAACCTATTAAACTCAATAGGTGTTATATAACCTCTTTGCTCCTTATTAGCAATTGATTGTACTCTTTGATAAACGGAATTTACATTAACACTCATAATTTCTTTTTTATAGTAAGTGGTCACCTATAGAGATGACCACCTCTATAAATGATTTATTTTAACTTTTTTTCTAAGTTTTTATAAACTTCTAAACCTTCGTCAGTTTTAAACCAAGCAGCTAAAGCTGAATATGGATGCTCATCAAATGGAACATTCATAATTTTTCTTTCAGTGTTAGCCCATGTAAATGATCTATTATCTGATGATAAGTTTATTAATCCAGCTTCTGTTGCTTTGATGCCAAAGTTTCTTAATTTAACATTGTCGTCGTTAGCAAGTTCTAAGAATAAATCTGGATTATTTTTAGCAAATAAAGTAACATCTCTTTTTATTTCTTTTGATGTCATATTTGCTACTGAGCTTCCTTGCTCAACTCTTAATATAGCTTCAGCTTGATCAATATCAATTTGCTGTGCTGTATTTAAAGCTTTTATTTGTCTTTCTAAAACATCCATTTCATCTTCAGCTTCTTGTACAGGATTATATTCTGAATAAAGACTGTTTCTATCTGGATGATATAAAGACAATAATTTTTGAAGCGTTTGTTTTTCTTTTGGAACGTTTAAAACGCCATCTTCAAAAACTATATGACCAAGCCTTGCTTCACCTTTAAACTCATCAACAAATGGAGTTCTTTGGTTAATTGTATACTTTAGTTCTCTTTCGTATCCCTTCTCTTCATCAAAATAAAATATACCTCTTGATCTTATTGTATATGTTAAAGGCGATAAACCTTCTCTAAGATAGTATATTCTATCTTTCATTTCCCAAGCATTACTTGGTTTTGTAGCAACTACAGGTTCTTCTATAGCTACTTCTTTTTTTGTTTTGTTTTTTGCCATGATATAATAAAATTAAATATTAAAAAATAAAAAGGGCTAGGTGCCGAAGCACCTAACTCTTTTTTAATGTATTAGTTAAGTAGCATAAAGTTATTTGCTCCTTGAACTATAAGACATCTTTCTGATAAGAAGTTGATCTCCATAGCATCAAGATCAGATGTGATGTTTCCACCTACTGAACCTGTTACCCAAGTTTTCATTCTTCTGTCATCAGTTTGAGAAGCTCTATATCTTGTATGCAAGAATGGTCTTCTCATGCTTTGACCAACTACATCATCATAAACTGTTGATGTTCCAGCTGGTATTAACACTGCTCTGATATCACTGTAAGCGTCTTGACCTCTTAATGATACATCGTTTAAGTATCTCCAATCTGATTTGTAGAAATCATAAGATGCTCTTCTAAATCCAGAGAAACCTAAATTAAGTGCCATATCTTCAGAGTTACTAAATACACCATAAGATGTACCGCCACTACCGTAAGAGTTTTGTGCCGCTAACATATCATCAATAGCTAATGAAACAGTTCTGTTACAATAGAACATGTACTCTTCAATAGCTCCTTGCTCGTCAAACTTTTTAAGTATCTCGTCGAAAGAACCTAAATCATCTACCGCGCTAGTACCTGCAATACCAGAAGTAACGTGACCTCTTGCAGTTATAGCTGAGAATAAACCTTCAGTACCAAAATCTTCTCCAGCACCGTTGATTGAGCTATCAGCAACCGATGATCCTGGAGTACCTTTTTCTGCTTCTAATAAAGCCATTTCTAAGTAATCCTGGAATCTCATCCTTGTTTCTGCTTCAGCTTTTAAATACCATAAGTAACCTGAAGTACCGTCTTCAGCGCTAACTTCTACCCAACCAACTCTTGATGTATCAGAACCTGATACTTCAAAGTGATCTTTTAAGATAATTGGCTTGTTAGTAAAAGTAGTAAACTGAGGCTGTACAGCTTCGTTACCTGATGTATTACCCATACCATTTGTTCCTTTACCAAATTCAGAACCATAAACAAATACTCTACCACTTGAAGCTAGAGTTGTTGTATTAATTCCTGATACAGAAGCAACGTTTGCAACACCGTAAGGAGCTACAGTTATTTTGTTATCTGCTGGTAAATGAGTTACTAATGCTCTAAATACTACAGGGCTAGCTTGTCCATCAGATACTAAAACTGTTTGACCAATTCTAATACCATGTTTAGATGCTGCACTAGCGCTTGACCCTGGAGCCGCGCCTAATGTAATATCACCTGAGTTTGATCCAGATGCAAAAGCTGTTACTTTATATGAAAGGTGTAACCTACCTTGTTCAGTCCATACGACTTGATCAGAGCTCATTGCTTCTTCTGCACCAACTGCAGCTAAGAAACCTGATATGGTTCTTTTACCATATACTTCTGCTTCTTGCTCAATTAGGTCAGGTAGATACTGCTGAGCCCAGCCAGCTGTGGAACTTGATGTAAAATCAATATAGTTAGTTCCAATAGCTGCTTTAACTGGTGAAGGTACGCTATTTAGCGAGGCTCCACCTGTTGGAGTAATTGCTGCCATAATTATTTATTTTAAATTGTTATTTTCTAATTTTAAATTTGAACTGGTTAGAGTCATCGCCTAACACTTTTACTTTTATGCCACCGGCTTCTACTTCACCTAAACCTTGTCTTGGTTCCATATTTACATTTTTAGCTTTTGCTACGCTTTCTTTTATAGCATCTGCTTTGCCTTGTTCATAGAAGTGATTTGCTATGCTGTCAGCGTTCATCGCTGTGAATAAAGACTTGTGATAACCTTGAGGATCTGTTAATTGTTGTTTCTTGTCCATAAACTTTGAAACAAAATTATTAATATCACTCTGAGTTTCTCTAACTTGATTTACATCTTTAACATTAAATCTGTATTTTTTATCTCCTACGTTATATTCAAAACCTTTGAATTTATTAGAAAACAATTGATTAGTTTTGTCTGTAAATACTTTTCTCTGTTCACTTGTGACTTTGCTAGTCTCTTCCTGTTCTTTATTGTATCTATTAAAAAAATCAACAGCCTTTTGTTGATCAGGTGTTAACTTAACACCAGCTTTGATTTCTTCATAGTATTTAGACTTTTGCCTGTCTAAGTGGGCTCTAGCGTTGGCAACTTGCTCTTTAAACGCTAATTTCTTTCGTTTTATATCCTTTGGATCATCAACCTCTTCATCAAATGTAAAGCCATCTTCCATTAAAAAATCTACTTCATCACCTGTTAAATGTGGTTTTGTTTGCCTGTAGTATTCACGTAATAAAGTCGTATCATCGTATTTACTATAGTCTTGATTTAATCTAACATAATCCTCAAGATCACCACCAGTTTCTTGCATAAAGTCCATTAACTTTTGTATATTTTCTGGTAGTGGCTCTCCAGTTTCTTCAGCTTCAGCAACAGCCTCTTCAACAATATCTTTAACTTCTTCAACTTCTTCTGTTACTTGTTCTTCTTCTTCTTCTTTAACTTCTTCTAAAACTGGTTTTTCATTTTCTTGTTCAACTTGTTCTTCTTCTTTATCTTCTTTAATCTCTTCTACTACAGGAGTTTCCTCTTGTTTTTCTTCTTCTTGTTGAACTTCTTCTTCTTTAGGTTGAGCTAGATTAACCTTAATAGGTTCATCGCTAGCTTGCTCAAACTTTTTTAAACGAGGTTTTACTTTAACTTCACCTTGTGGAGCTTCAGCAGACTTCTCGTCTATTATTGGTTTTTGTTCTTCGTTTGCCATTATATAATATTATAAAATTAAACATATGTACTCTCGTACAATATCTTAAGCTTTTCCTATGTATGCTATTATCTGTCCAGCATTTACATCAATCTCAGTGTATCTACCGTAAATTGTTATGCCAGATTTTAAATCTAAATTTGTGTTTGTTATTTGAACACCACCAGATCCTTCACTTGTTGTTTCAGAACCTGCGGCTAAATCTCCAGCAGCATCTTCTGTGTTTGCCCATACAGTTGCATCATCTGCAACTAAACCACCTGAGCTATCAAAATCAGTATCAGTTAACGCTGTTATAGCTACAAACACATGACCTGTAGGAGGCTTTATAGCATCACTAGAAGCTGTTGTAAAAACAGATCCAGTTATCTTACCAGTCCAATCATTAGTTACTATTGCCATTGTTTTTTATTTATTTGTTAAACATTAGGTCCAAACATGTTTAAGTCTATACCCTCACCTAGTATATCATTACCTGTAGACTCAAATTTTTTAGGTCCAGATCCTTCTTTTCTTTGCGATATAAGTTCTGACTGTTGACTAGCTTGTATTCTAGTTCTTTCGTCTTTTCTATCTTCTTTTATTTCTTCTCTACCTTTTATAGCTTCAACTTCCATTTGCTTTAATCTCATATTTATTTGAGCCTCTGCTTGCATTAATTGAAACTTAAGTTGAGCTTCTGATTGTAGTTTTTGTAATTCAACTTGTGCTCTTAATTGTTCAAGTTGCGCTTTGCTTTGTGTTAATGCTTGTTGCTTTTGCACTTCAGCCGCAGCTGCTGCTTGTGAAGCTTGTGCGTTTGCTTGAGCTTGAGCTTGTATGTTTTGTTGAGCAATAGCCTGATCTCTAGCTGTTTTCTTTTGTCTACGTATTTTTAACACTTGATTAGCTAACTTAATATTTTTAATGTTTCTAACGTCAATAGCATCTTCTAACTCAATGCTTTTAGACTGTAAAGCCATTTGTATATTATTTTCTAACCTAGCCTTTTCTTCTTCATCTGGTGCTAATTCAATAAATATACCAAAGTCATATAAATATAGTTCAGATATTTCTGAAAGTATAGCTACATTATGAGAGCCTATAGCTTGTATAAAAGCATCTCTTGTTGGTGAATATTCTAACAAGTCAGATATTCTTAGTGATAAGCCTTGAGCTAACTCTGACGTTAAATATAAACCACTTTGTAATATATGTCTAGTTGCCGTATTACTATTAGCAGCAGCTAGCTTTTGTACACCAACTAAAGCATTTTTATCTGGCGTACTACCATCTCTTGCTTCATTTAAACCAGTTACATCACGTATCATTTGTAAATAATAATTGTACGTGTTAATTAAAGAAGATAACTTAGCGCCACCATTACCACTTGCTATTTCTTGTATAGGTACTTTACCTCTATTTAAATCACCATCTTGTGTTAATGATCTACCAATTATACTACCAGTTTGGAAGAACATATTTAAAGCTTCTTGTGGGTTATAATTTGTACCATTACCTAAATCAACTTCAGCTAAACCATCAGCGTCTAAATATACACCATCAGGAACTACTCTTGCTAAAACTTGTTGTAGCTTTAAATGTGTTAACTGTATCATATCAGCAAAACCTGTTATACGTCTAACTAAAGATTCTATTCTACCTTTATACATACGCGGTGCTACAATATTGTAATTCATTTTTACTTTAGTGTAATCACTTTTTGAACGTAGCATATTTTGAGCTAACTGCCATTTTAATAATTTCTTAGTACCAACAATCAACGCACCTTCATATAACACTTCAATTGCCTTTGAAACTTTTGAAAAGTTTGCATCTTCAGGTGGATTAAATGTATCAGATTTTTCAATAGCCTTTTGAGCACCTGATCCTAATGTTTTTACTTTGTACACACTATTACTATACGTTTTATAATTAAAATACAAAACTGTTATAATGTTTTTGTCTAAGTTATTATCTTGATATTTTGTTCCGTATCTAGTGGCTTGATAACTTGTCTGCGCTGGCTGTTGCTGTATCTCTTCTAAGTCTTCATCAGTTAAATCTGGAAATTGTTTTTTAAGTTCATTTATAGGTATATTTTTAACTTCACCTACATAATATATATCATCAAAAAACGGTGAATCGCTGTATGAATAAATTAAATTAGCGGGATCAACATATTTAACTGTAGCGCCGTCTGATGTATTAAATTGATTTTTAACAGCACCTATACCTATTACAGTTAAGTCATAATATATTCTTTTTAATATATTATCATAATGATTACCATCCATTAATACCTTTATAGCTTGCTCTTCTGCTATTTCTATACCTTGCTTATAGTTAAGCTGCATATGCACTTTTAATTCTTCAGATGACTGTGGTAGTTCTTCTGGATTATTTTGATACAAATTAATACCAAATTTACTTTGCACTTCATTATTAAAAGGCGCAGCATCCATATCATCTATAATACTCTGCATGTATTTAGTTCTTTTTTCCACGCCCGCAGTATCTTGTGAATACGCTTTTATATCATAAGTTCTTTCTGCTATACCATTTACTACTATATCTACAAACTTTGGTATTATAGGCACTGGCTTCCAGTCTAAATTAAGATAGGATAAGTCACCATTTATAGATAATTCATCTTTATATTTTTGTATTGATTGTTCGCCTCTAGCGTATAATCTTAACTTATGAAACTCTGCTTGATTAATATTATATCTATTGCTGTTAGTATCTTTACCAAACCACTCATTTTCAATAGCTCGCGCTACTTCTAATCCATATTCATAACTTGCTTTTTCAGCATCGCTAACTACTTGACTAGGGAAATAACCTTTTTTACTCATATTAATTTATTAATTTTGATAGCGCACCATCATTATTGTATCTTGCAAAAGATACGTTTAGTTTTGATTTTTGTTTTTCTGCATTAGGCGTATATAAATGTCTATTACAAGCCATAATTGCTAAGCCAGAACTTATTGAAGCATCAAACTTTGTTCTTTTATTTATATCAAACTTAGCCCAATCATTTAATGTTCTGTTAAAATACATGTTACCGTATTTATCATCAATTAAACCTACATTGCTTTGTATGTACGTTTCAATTGCAGCGGCATGTGCCTGCTTAATATCTTCGCTAGAGTTAGGTATACCACCTATTTCTTTTTCTGTTGTTGATAGTTTATTCCAAACTTTATCAGGCCTGTTCATAGAATAACCTCTATATCCTCTACGCCTTAAGTAATATAACAACCTAGGTTTATTATTTTCTGCTAACAACGGCATGCCATAAAAAACCAATGCCATTAAAACATCTTCAAAAAACATTTCAGCTGTGCTGGGCCTAGCAATATATTCTAAAAAAAATTGACTAGGTGGCGCATCTTCCATGCTAAACTTTGTTAAGCCATGTAAAGATCCGTTAGAACCTTTGCCATCAACAGTGCCTGTTATGTCGTAACTATCACAACCAAAAGCACCCATGTGTTCATTACCAGGATATTTTAAACCATTTTTAATAATAACTTTGTTCTGTAGGTTTGTTGGTGGTACCCATGATATTTTAAATCTACCTTTTAAATCTGGATAAAACATAACATTAGTATCTTTTATACCATTAACCCACTGAAAATTACCCGTTGAAACGCCTTGGTTTGTTTCTTCGTTGTAATCTATTTGTTCGTATATTTTTGCTAGATTAAATATACTGTTTTTAGTTTCATCTCTAAATGCGTGCTCTTCAGTTCTTGGAAACTGTCTGTAAAATTCATTTAAACCATCTTGGTCGTTACGCAGCCCGTCTGTTTCGTTTTGCCAATGTTCAATTACACCAACGTCTATTAAATCACCATGTGGTCCAACAACATCTTCTTCAGGTGTATCAAAAACTGGTTGACCATATTTATCTATAAAGCCTTCATAGTTCCACTCCATAGGTATAAAAAACGAATATAAACCTGATCGTGTTTGGCCGTTTTTATTTCTTTTTGTTACATCAGAATTATTGTATAGCTTTTTAAAATTATCACCACCTTTATCTAATGCGTTACACGTTGAGCCCATCATACACTTACCAATAATTCTACTACCTAAACGTAAACAAGTTTTTGTAACTCTCCAGTTATTTAAAATATTTTCAGGTCTTTCCCACTTACCACTTTCATCGTGTACAAGTAGTTTTAATTTTTCACCGTCATAAGCGTTATCACCAGTGTTCTTCCAGTCAATAGTGGTATCGAGACCAACGAGTTCTTCTGTTGGTTCATTTGAAACCATTTTACGCCTCGTGAGTTTTGAAGCTGGAACTCTGTATGCGAGCTCTGTCTTTGGCCTGTCCATACCGTCCTGTATTGGTTTAAAGAAAAACGGGTAGTTGACAGATATTGGTACGACTTTATCTGTAAACATTTTTTTAGCGTCTGCACCTGATTTTGATAATACACCAAACCTTGCGTCGCTTGATATGGTTGCCATGTTAACTGTTTCACCGGATGCCATAAATGAAAATCCTGAACGTCTGTTTTTAAGGTAACACATGCCGTATGATCTATCGTCTGCTTTGCATGCTTCCCAAAATATAAAGAATAATCTATTGGCTTCTCTAAAGTCTGGATTACCGACGTCGATTTTTGACCATTGCAGATACATGTAATGTGTACCAGTAATATAAGTTGCAACGCCTTTGTTGTTAAACCAAAACCCTTTATCACGTTTATTAAATTCAGTTTCAATATAATTGTACCACTTGTTTTTAAAATCTTCTGGTTTGTTACGCCAGTCAAATATTGTTTTTATTTTATTTAAATCTTTTGGATATTGTGTTACTTCCCAAGTGTTTGATTTAAATGTGTTAATATCTTTTGGTTGTTTAGGTAATGCGATTTTTAAATTTTGTATTTCGTATACATCACCTATTTGACCTGTTTTGCTTATAACTACTATATCATTTTCTTTGTTATAACCGTATTTCCACTTTTTACTTTTATTAAGTCTTTTTAGTGTATTAGTTTTTATTGGTTTAACAATTTTATATAATGTTTGTTTATACATTATTTTGATCTGTGTTCTGCAAAGCCACCGAAAGCTTTTGGTTTATCATCAACTGTTTTTCCTTGTAACATAGCTTTTTCTTCCT